CCTTATGGCTAAAGTTGAGTGCCCAATCGAACCCAACCTCTGTCCCATCTCGTTTTACTTCATAGCGGCTTACGCTTACTATATGGAAGACGAGCCTATCACTAGTGATCACATATTTGACACCTTGTGCCGTTATTTGCTACAAGAGTTTGACAACCTCCATGATCACAAGCATAAGCACTTGCTCACTCAAGAAAATTTACGGGCTGGCACTTACCTCGGTGAGTACCCTGACTCTATAAAATTTGCTTGTTGGCACTACAAAACGCATCAATTAAAGTGGTAAAAAAGTAAGAAAAATGATGTATCTATAATGGAAAAATAAATTAACCACTCCCTATTAAAAGGAAATAAAATATGTCTGAGCAAGATCAAGCTACTTTAAAATACCTAGAAGCCCTGCTCGTCAAACAACTTGCTCGTACTAAAAAGAGCGATAGAGGAGACGAAATCATTATGTCAATCAACCTAATCAAAGGAAAATACAATGCCAATTAAATACAAAGCTTCAATTAAAAACCGTCAAGGTCAAATGGAACACACCTACATTCACACTGTAAGCACTGAGGAACTCCAATCAGCATTAAACAACGATAATACTGCGCCTAAGCTGAAACAAAAGATCCGCAATGAACTTGTTCGTCGTCAAACTAATATACCCTCAATGGGATGGCAACGCACTATATTCCCTTAATACTTAAGTAATCCAAAGGAAAATACTATGTTAAAATCTATACTTATAAATTCGTTATACGTACTATCTCTAGTAGCTGTTTTCTTCGTTGTAGAAAATCGTTTTGAAGAATTAGAGATGCAATCTATGTACATGAAATGTGTCGCTGAAGAATTAAAAGACCATAACCTGTGTGTAACTAAAATCGAAAATGAATATCAAAGGAGCCTATAATGAATACTTGGTTTAATAATCTTAAAGTAAAATGTGCAGTAAATGTTAAGACCGCTAAAATACGCGCTTTAAAGAAAACTATTCGCCTTCTTGAAGAGGATATAGCTGACACTAAAGACCGTATTGAGCACTATAAAGCACAAATGGCTATGATCGATGGTAATCAAATGGATCTCTTTATCTCAGAGAAATCATAATGAAAGGCCGTATGTTTTATAAAAGAGGACCTAAAGATATTATTGAATATCGCCTTAATGTTAAACCTTATTCTGATGTGTTCCTTGTAAAATTTAAGCTTTTAAAAAAGCATGTATTGTTAGTTACAAAGGTGCCTGAAGAAGAACGTTTACAATTACGTCAAGATATCCTTGATGATATAAAGGAGAATACCTTATGAAATATGTAATCGCTATTGTACTAATGAGCTTACTTTCCAGCTTTGCTAACGCTCAGATGTCGAAAGGCCAAGCTCGCAACTGTATGTTTGACCCTATTGCTATAGGCCATACTACAATTGAAGGAGCAAAGTGTACTTTGAAAAATCGAGGATTTAAACTTATTAACACGTTTAAAATCCGAGACATTCAACTGGATACTTATCAATACCGCTCTTCTCGATTTGAAAAAACCTCTTTAGTTTTTAAAGATAGAATGCTAGTTCAAATTTACAGAGCAGGTACGTCATGAACGAGAAGACTAAGGTACGCATAGCAACATGGATACTGTGTGCTTTAGCTATTCTCGCTTACCATATCAACAGTGTTGATGTAACCAAACTAAATGTAAACCTCTTGTAGGAGTCTACTATGATTGAACAAAGTACTATAAAAGAAATGGAGGACATTATGTTATCTTATCTTACGAAAGAGATGAACCCTGCCTCTGTAGGCTTTGTTCATATCGAGTATGAGGAAGACGAAGAAGGTATTGAGGAAGGAACTGCGTACACTACGAAATTAGGTCAGTGTGCGATTACTCAACTCAAGGCTTTCGCGATATCGTATGACCCCCAGTTAAAAGAAGACTTCAAGTTATTCGTCACTATGCTTGCTCACGAGCTAACACATGTGATGCAAGTATTGCGTGGTGATACATTTGATTATTCTAAACCATACCGAGAACAGCCACACGAAATCGAAGCCTATGGCAGAGAAGACGAAGTCGCAACCCACTATTTGAACCTCATTAAGGAGAGGAAAACTAAATGAAACACCCATTTTTATTTGCTTTGTTATTTGCAGTTTCGGCTGCATCTGCTTTACCCCCGCTATACCCCTCTGGATTTCAAATTACTAAAGATAAAGAAATAATTATAGTAATTAACGTAGTAAAACCAGAAGAAGATTTAAAGAAAAAACAAAAGCCTAAAAAAGAAGAAGAAGAAGACCCTTCTATCAAGCTTAATTGTTCTCCAATAAATTAATCTAGGAATCTAATTTCGCTATTGATTCACAAAAGAAAGTATCTTTTGGCTTTGGTTTAGACCTGTAAAAAGTGAGAAAAATTATGTATCTATAATGGAAAAATTCTTTCCTAGATAAATTAACTTAACCTAAAGAGAGTAATTATTATGTATACTTATTATCGCGCTACTGAGCGTTCTGAAGCAAATGCGATCGTAACAACTGACCAGTTACTCTCTGAAAGGGGCGTAAGTTATTGGACAGATGGCATTGAGCCTGCACGAGGATACAAGTTAGATGGTCGTGTAATTGTTAAGATTGTGTTAGACAAACCCCTTCCCGAAGGCTACAAAGGTGTGGCCCTCGGTGAAGAAGTTAAAGACAACCACATTGAGTGGGTAGTACCTAAATCTGAGATGAACCTTTGTCTCTGTAATTTAATCGAAGAAGCAACTATTATGGAGTAATGTATGAAAGAAGATATTTTAGTAAAAGTAATTGGTATGTCAATACTTACAGTAGGTGCCTTCGGTGGAGTATGTGCAGGCATTGCTGTAACTCGTTTTCTATTTTTAATATAGGAGTATTGTATGACTTTTGAAGATAATGCAACGTTAACCCAATTAGAGCTTGAAGAAAGATTTGATGAAGCAGTCGGGGAGTTGTTAGAAGCCTGTGCTCTTGTAGATGAACCTTTTGAAGATCACTATAATCCTCATTGGGATGTCAGTGAGTGCGACATCGAAGAGATAGAACACGCCGCTTGGCGAATTGCCCACAATCAACACCTATAGTCGAAACGGCCTCGTGCCGTCATCCGGATTGACATTCCGGGTCTGATGATGACTGTCACTAATATAACTTAAACTGTATAAGGAATAAACTTATGAAAACTCTATCTGTATTAGAAGTAGTAAACTCTGTAGAATTAAACGTTGAATCTTTATTTGACTTAGTTAACATCTATGGTTTAGAACGCGCTGTTGAAATCCAAGCTAAAATGGGCTTGTTTTACGCTATTAAAGAAAGTGACGATGAGTACTTGAAAAGCTTAAACATTGTAAAGCTAACCAATAACCTTTACAAGCTACACAGTAATGCTTTTAAAGCTCAGGCACAAGAAGTATTTGCAAAGGAGTACAAGTAATGGATGCTTTATTTCAAGATTCATTCGAGCGTATGTCACTCCGCCAAAAAGCTTATTTTCCGTTCACTGATGCACAATGGCAATCCCTAAGTAAAGATCAGAAGAAACGTGTGTTCTTTGCACGTAAGAAATTTTTTGTTAATAAACTCAAATAAGGATTTAATCATAAAAACTTTAATAACTGTTGTACTTGCTATGTTATAGCAATCCCCCTACCCCCTGTGCTAACAGGATTATGCATGTTATCTTTGCCGACTTAGAAATAAGTCTGGTTAAAGAGACATACATAATCTTGTTAGTGCAGGGGGTCTTTTTAATTTTTTTTGCTTGGAGGTAATTATGCAAAAGACATTTGATGAATTAAACCCCAACGCACAAGAGGAAGTCACTCAAGTCATTCGTGAAGAGCTAGACTTCCTTATATCAAACATGTTTAATAATCCACAAGACTTCTTTGACTTAGTCGGCGATTATGATTATCCTGAAGAGTTTGATAACTATGTATCAGACTTAGTAGCTATCGGTTTACAAACAGCACTAGGTCGCAACTAAGGAAACTAACTATGCGAGAAAACATTATCCAGAGTATATCAGCAAGATTGCTCAGTACACAAGATGGTCGCAATAAAACAAACTGGTTATGGCAACATATTCAAGAGTCTGAAAAGACCATTGATGAATTTGCTGAAGAAATATACAGTTTAATTATTGGTAAGGTAGCTATTGCTGTTCTCAAAGGCGCACCCTTTGTTGGAACTGCTATCTCGATTGGTCAAGCTATTCGCTTAGATTTTGGTATTGAATCTGTTGAAGAAGAAACAAAAATGTGTTTACACTGTGGCTCTAAAATACTCGAAGCTTTTTGCAATATCGATTATCCTAGTCGTGGTGTACAACTCTTTGATATCAACAAGGTAAACCCTCGTACTGCTTACAAGAATAACGCGCTATACGTTCTGGAATGTAAGGATCACGAATTGCTCGATGAGATCATCAATGGTGAAGATATTGAACAGTCTCCTGAGTTCCCACTCTTAGAACCCGCGTCCGACTGGACGTCTGGATATAACCCCTCAATCAAAGCACAACTAATCAGAGGTGCCTCTAGTAGTACATTGAAGAAGTGTACTCCTAACTCTGCCCCTCGTGTTTATAAGGCGTTAAATAAGCTACAGAAAACCGAATTCGTTATCAACCCGGATGTCTTTAAAGTCTACAAAACACTAATGTCTCAACAAGACAAAAAAACAATAATGCGTAAAGAATACACTATATCCGATCTGTCTCCGTTTAAACACGAGAAAGAAGAGATACTTGGCTCTCGTGCCGGTATGTTTCTTGAAGCTAAATTTATTCTTGCTCTTGCGAGTAATATTGGTGAACGCCCGTTTTATCAAGCGTACAACACTGACTTCCGTGGTCGCATATATCCTCTTACCCCTTATCTACACGAGCAATCGTCTGATAACGCGAAGGGTTTATTGACATACGGAAAAGGTGTCCCTCTTGGTGAACAAGGCATCTACTGGCTCGGCGTACACTTAGCTAACTCAATCGGCGAAGATAAACTTAAGCTAGATGAGAGAGCGCAGTATGTCGAAGATAGGATGGATGAGATCATAGCGTGGGCTGAAGATCCTCTAGTGAATACTGGATGGATGGAAGCTGATAAGCCGTGGTCTTCTCTTGCTTGTGCCTTCGAACTTAAGAAGATACAAGAGTTTGTACTCATAGGAGGTAACGATGTTGCTGATTATGTGTGCCATGTACCTATCTTTATCGATGGTTCTAATAACGGTGTTCAGCATCTAACCGCTTTGTCGCTTGATGAAAAGATTGCTCCTCTCGTAAACCTTGTGCCTACTGAAGTCCCCGGTGACGTATACATGTATGTCGCTGATAAAACATGGGAAGCACTTGATGTCCTTTATGAAGAAATGGGGGATAACCCTGTTAAGAAAGAGTTGCCTCGTTTGTTAGAGGAAATTAAAGGTCACAAAATGAAGCGAGAAGTAGCTAAGAACAAAGCAGAAGCAGATGAAGCTTTTGCTGGGTTAGATGCTTGGCGTAAAGAAAATGCTGAGTTATTGTCTGACATTCATGTACCCTTCTGGCGTATATTTAAGGAGGACAAGAAGCTTCAGCGTAAAACCGTTAAGAGACCAGTAATGACTCTCGGTTACGGTGTAACAAAGCGTGGTGTCCAAGATCAAGTATTTGAAGACACTAAAGGGTTATCTGAAGAGCTTAAGTTTAAAGATAAGCCTAACTGGACTACTCCGTTTGCTGATCTACTACGAGACACAATGTTAGAAAAGCTTAAAGGCCCTGCAACAATGCTTGAACTGTTTAGAAACTTAGCAGAGAAAGCAAATATAGAAAATCGTTACTTAGCGTGGAATGTCCCCCTAACTAATTTCTCTGCAGTCCAAGAATATAATCGACTGAAGAAGGTAGAGGTTCGTGTCCAATTCTGTAACAAAAAGAAGAAAGGTCTCCAATTAGTTATACAGCCTGAAGAATCAGGAAAGCTCAATAAGAGTAAACAACTAACTGGTGCCGCTCCAAATATCATTCACTCTTTCGATGCCGCACACTTAACATTGATTGTGAATGAATCACCCTTCATAGTAACTACTGTCCACGATTCTTTCGGTTGCCATCCCGGTAACATGGAAGACTTGTTTAGAGTTACTCGTGAAGAGTTCGTAAGGTTCTATGAGTCTGACCCGTTAGCACAATTGTTAGCGCAGACTGATTGCCTTGAGTTATACCCTGAGAGAGGCTCTCTCACCTTAACTGACGTCATGGACAGTGACTTCGCATTCTGCTAATCATTAGCATAAAACACTTAACTAAATCTTAATTTTAATTAATCCAAAAGGAAATAAACTATGTCAAATTCAATCGTAATCCGTTCTGCTGAGTTGTTCTGGGCCAAGCTAGATGCACCTGTTAACCCGTTCAACGCGCCACAACCTCACTGGGAACTACAAATCCGTACTCGTGAAAAAGCGGAAGCAAAACAGTGGAAAGACCATGGTATGACTGTAACGATGAAAGAAGATGATAACGGCTCTTTTTACCAAGTAAACCTAAAGCGTAAAGCGTTTACCCGTAACGGTGATCCGCGTGATCCAGTAAAAGTTGTTGATGGCCAGTTGATGCCTATCGATGCTGAGATTCTTGGTAACGGTTCGGTCGGTAACGTTCAAATTGATACTTACAAGTATACAATGAACGGCAAGGACGGTATTGGCTTCTCTCTAAAAGCTGTACAGGTAACCAAGCTGGTTGAATACAAGAACGGTAACGGTCTTAGCTTTGAAATCGAAGGCGAGACAGAAGTCGTAGTACCTACTGACACTAACACTGATGATTCAGACTGGTAAGAATTATGGTTATTCGCTGGTTAGCTACGACAGTAATCTTAAGCGGGGCAATAATGGCGGCACTGGGGTATGTTCCTCAGTGCTTCCTTTTATTATCGCTTGGGAACATATTGTGGTCATTCGGAGCCTACAAAGACAGAGATTACCCTTTGCTAGTTCTTAACCTTTCGATGACCGTTTTAAATATAATAGCATACGTAAATAATTAGGAGATATTTATGAAAATTGCACTTAAAGACTACGTGTATGTAGCAGGCCCAATGGAAGATTGTACCAAAGACTTTATGAAAGGCTGGCGCGATATGGTTACTGAAGAACTAAATGCCGAAGGTATTGACGTTCTTGACCCTACTCGCCGTGTATCCTTCCATGACCAACTCGGTGGTAACCTTGAAGATGAAGTACGTAACATGAATACTTGTAAGCGTATTTTCAAACAAGACCTACAAGACATTGCTGAGAGCCGTATTGTTTTTGCTGATGTTCGAAGAGACTCTGGTAGAGGTACCGGTACTTCTTGTGAGCTTATGTTTGCACACATGAAGAATAAAATCATAATTATTGTTGCTAATAAAGAGGACTTTATTCATCCCTTCTATGAAGCAATGTACACTGAAAAGCACTATGATTTTGAGAGTGCTGTTGAAGCTGTAAAGAGTTACTACTAATGAATATATTTTATCTTAGCGATTGTCCAAAAGAAAGCGCAGTACAACAACATAACAAGCATGTTGTCAAAATGATACTTGAGTCTGCCCAAATGCTATGTACTGCTCATCATGAGTTCGGTCTTGAAGATGAAAGACTTTATAAGCGTACTCATACAAATCACCCATCATGTGTATGGGTTCGTCAGTCTGTCCCTCATTACGTGTGGTTGTATACTCACATGCTTGAACTCGGTGAAGAATATACTCGCCGTTATGGACGGACTCATTTAACTATTACAAAAATGAAAGATCTGTTAGTGACACCTCCAGTAGAGATGCCTAACGCTGGGTTTGTACCGCCCCCTCAGTGTATGCCAGATGAATATAAAGCGGAGGACACTGTAGAAGCGTATCAAAATTACTATACTTTTAAAAGAGAACTATTAGGATAATATATTATGAAGAATCTAGTCTTGAGAAATAGCTTTGTAAAACATATTAAGTATAACCCTTTTAAACGACCAGAGAATCGTTATGTTGAAGGAGATAAAAATATAGCAAAAGGATGGGTAAAAGGGAGTAGTGTTAGAGTACACTTTCGTAATTCACAAGGAGATAAAAGCCACGTTGTAGGAAAAGTTCTGCGTATAGGAAGGCTGTGGTTGCTTTCAGGATATGCGTTCGGTTATAAAGACTTTAAGTCAGGCCGTCCGTGTGTTGCTATTATGTGGAGGGGAAAAAAATACATACATCTGCGTGTACCAGCCACAAACTGGGAATATTTAGCTATCCGTATCGGATACAAACCTGTTGAGGAGAAAAAATAATGCCATATATTGCACAAGAAGATCGGCAAGAGTTTATGGACTTTGTTGAAGCGGTTGTTGAAATACAACCAAAAACCGCTGGAGAAATCCAGTTTATGATAGCTGTTATTATTGCTGAATTTATGAAAAACAGTGACTACCGTTATCAAAATATGAATGATGTTATGGGTGCCTTGAATGGTGCCAACCTTGAGTTTTATCGTCGTTATGTAGCTCCCTACGAAGATGAATGCATTGCCAAAAACGGTGATGTATTTTTTAACAGAAACCAAGATGACCGAGGATATTAATATGAATGTATCACAACCAATGTTAGACAAAGCAAGCCCTACAGAAGCACTTAACTACCTGCGTGATAGTAATTATCAATTTAAAGAGTCAGGTATGATGTATGCTTGCGCTAAAATAGCAGGAGTGGAGATTCTTTCTTTCTATGAGGTATACGGAAATCCTCCGCATCACCGTTATGATCTTGTTGATCTCGAGGGTATGCAAATGGACGGGCAGATGCTTCGTGTAAGTTTAGATAAAAAACCAAAGTTAGTAGATGTTAGTAAAGGGAAGCTGTCTAAAGCCGCTGAACCTCTACGTGGCGCTACTAAATATGAACTAGATGACATTTCTAAAGCGGTATCCGGTTCTCACTACAACGATGTAGTTCCCGGCTATCAGTACATGGAGATGATGCAATACATGCTTGACAGCAAAGAGGGCGTTGAGTCTCACTTGCTCGGGCAGGTATACAAGTATCTAATGCGTGCTGGTAAGAAAGATGATGTTGAACAAGAATATCGTAAAGCTAGATGGTATTTGAACTGCCTTGTTAAGTACAAGAAAACCGGTGAAATTGACCCAAACAACAACGACTAAGAAAGGAAGAGAAGATGATTACTTTACAAAAACGAGCTGGTTTTGCTTTACTAAAGTCCCTTTCATCACTCCTCAAAACGGAGGCATATCTTGCTGGAGGTATGCTCCGTGATCACTATTTTCAGCGTGCAGGAAACGACTTCGACGCCTACATAAAGAAAAACCACACTTTCGACTATGATGCATTTATGATACCCCTCCTTAATGGAACACACGGGTACTCAGACTTTGTACGTATGTCAAAGGAAGATGTGTATAATCGGTATGCAGACACTGGGAGAATATATGCTATTTATGAAGGTTACTTTAAAGCGCATAATATTAAAACCCAAACGCAAGTCATTGTGTTAGACGTTAAACCCCGCGACTACATTGAAAATTACTTTTGTTGTTCTCTTAGTAAAGTATGGCAAACCCAAGAGTATCAGCCTGTATACACGACAGAGTTTATAGAAAGTGTCGAACAAAAAGTAGTAACGTTTAATTTTAGTAAATTAGGTAAAATCAATTATGACTACATTAACAAGATATTAGGAAGATTTCCTGATTTTGAAGTTGATGAAGAAACTAAAAAGTACTATATTGAAAAATTCACAAGAGAAGCCTATTGGCAAAATGAGTAGGGAATGACCTGCGAAAGCAAAGTTGACCCTGAAGGAGAAAATAATGGATACAAAAACTAAATATAAGCTGTTAACTCAACAGTTAGTTGTTTCTGGACTCAGAACATTGTTAGAGAGCCAGATAAGAATAAAAGAAGCGACTTACCCCTCTTTTAACGGGACAGTAGCTCCTTTTAAGCTGCTTGAGATAACTATAATTCCTGAAAACCCTCGTATTCTTTTAGATGTTGAATACCTTAGCTTTGTTACTGCTATGGATTTAATGCCTATTGGTTCGTCCGGTAAAGTGTTTGAAGGTAAATTAAAAAATGAAATAGTTATTTTGGCTATTTGTAACGAGGTGCTATAATGAAGCTAATATATGATATTGAAGCAAATGGCTTGTTACGGGGCCAAAAGAACAAGCCCCCTGCTGATACAGTATGGATGGTAGTAGCAAAAGATATTGAAACACAAATGGAGTATGTTTTTTGTGATCATACTGAGCTAAAAACTGACAAAGAAAATAACCTCATTGTTAGGCCTTTGTTAGATTTTAAAGTTATATTTGATAAGGCAAGTGAGTTAATTGCTCATAACCAAATCCAATATGACCTTGCTGTACTAAAGAAGCTAATGAACTGGACTCCGAAGCGGACTACAACTATTCGTGATACTATGCTTATGTCTCAAATACTAGACTACAACCGCTTTAATGGGAGGCATGGTCTAGCCTTGTGGGGTGAGTACTTAGGAGTTAAAAAGCCTGAGCATGAAGACTGGATGAACTTTTCAGAAGACATGGTTCACCGTTGTAGAGAAGACGTAAAGATTAACGAAAAGGTGTATCGTTTACTTGCTCGTCAACTTACTGAGTTTCTTAAGACAACTAAGAATCCGGAGTATATGAAAAAGAGCCTTCGAGTTGAACACCGCTTATCTGAGTTTCAATCTCTTTGTACTGAGAACGGTTGGAAGTTTGACATGAAAAAGGCCTTGCGTTTAGAAAAAGAAATGGAAGAGGAATTAGAAGCGATCCGTCAAAAGGTCGAACCTAAGATGAGCAAGCGTATTCATGTTATGGATAAAGAGCCTAAAGAACCTGAATATAGAAAAGACGGCGCGTATATGGCTCGCACTGTGTATCACTTCGATATAGACCAAGAGGTAGGTAAGACTGATAGACCCCTCGATGGCCCTTATCAGCGCATTAAAATTTTAGATCCTGATTTAGGTTCTATGGAATACGTTAAGGAATACTTGTATAGCATTGGCTGGGAGCCACTTGATTGGAACTGGGAAAAGAAGGGCAGAGAGTTTAAGAAGAAATCACCTAAGTTATGTGAAGAGTCACTAAAGGCTCTTGGTGAAGACGGTGAGCTGCTTAACCGTTTTTATACTACTCGTTCTCGATTAGGCATCATACAAGGCTGGATTTCTAACACGGATGAAGATGGGCATCTTCGTGGTGAAATGTTTACTATTTCTACCCCGACAGGTCGTGCTAGACACAAGATCGTTGTTAATGTGCCCTCGCCCAATGCGGCATGGGGTGCAGAAATGCGCTCTTTGTTTGGTTGTGAAAAAGGTTATAAAGTAATCGGCGCTGACAGTGCTGGTAACCAATTTAGGGCATTATGCCATTATATTAAGGACGAGGAGTTTACTAATGAAGTTATTAATGGAGATGTACATCAGAAAAATGCAGACATCTTGGGTTGCTCACGATCAACTGCTAAACCTTGGATTTATGCTTTTTTGTTTGGTGCAGGTCTTGAAAAGTTAGGTTTGATATTAACAGGTAAGCGTGATAGTAAAGCAGGTAAGGAGTCCCGTGCTAAATTTGCGGCGGCTATTCCCGGCTTTAAGCGTCTTACAGATAGACTAATGGAGATTGTTAAAATGTCTGAAGCAAGAGATCGTAGAGCGTCTATACCTGCCCTTGATGGTAGGCGCATTTATTTGGACTCTGGACATAAAGCGCTTAACTATTTACTACAATCTGCTGAAGGTATTACTTGTAAAGCAGCTGTTGCATACACTATGGATAAGTTTGAAGAGGAAGGCATTGATGCTAAACCTTTAATCTTTTACCATGATGAGATGCAGATAGCAGTACGGGAAGATCAAACAGCACGAGCCGCTGAGATTATGGCTGAGTCGTTTAGAGAAGCACCAAAGTGGTTCGGTGTTACTTGCATGGACGGTGAAGCAATGATCGGCGATAACTGGTATGATACTCACTAAGGTGCAATAAATGAATATACTGGAACATATAAAAGCGGCGCATGAAGCTATGCGTGAAGTTGATTGGCGTTTAGAAAATGCTAACATTTGCACAACTATAGTTGATTGGCGCTTAATAGATGATGTGTACCCGTTCTATTCTAAAATTGTTTTCGATTCTGATTTAGACTCATTTTGTACTGTGATAGGTACCTTGGACGACACTTACCATGTCCGAGATATCTTTCACGGTATAGAGTTCTTTCATCATTTCGATGACTTGCAGTTATATAAAGAAGACACTACTCTATTTGAGCGGTTTCTCAAGTCTATTTCTGCTGAAGATATGAACGAATTAATACATAACGAAATGGGAGTTTAATATGAATATTAAAACTTTAAAAGTCTTAGCTTATATTGGTGAATCAGAGGTAATTAGTTACTATGACACCGCTATAACTGAAGACAAATATGACATCTTAGATCTTCTAAGCTTTAAGTTAGACGAATCAGAGTATTTCACTAATTGGAAGATTTTCGATGGGGAAAAACAAGTAGCGGCTAAAGCTACAGTAGCCACAGAGGTCACAGACAAGGTCACTGAGCTACTTAAAGAAAGATGCAGGGAACTGTATGCACTACATGAGAACTATGCACAGGTTGCAAAGCTGGTAGGTAAGCACCCTACTACTGTACGCACTTGGATTAACTCATAAACGAATATAGGAGAATACTATGCCAAATTGGTGTGGAAACAAAATGATTATCGATGTTTCTGAGTGCGAAAAAGGAAACGAATTCGAAGAAAAATTAGTCTGGTTAAAGATCCAAACAGAACAGCCTGATGTAGGTTTGTTCGAGTATATGTGTCCAGCCTCTGACTACCCCGGAGAAGAAGATAGCTACGGGGGTTTGTATGGAACTAAGTGGGACACTGACATACCTGATGTATCAGACTTTGACGAGTATTCGATAGAAGGTTGCGGTGGTACTGAAATATTTAAGGACGATGATGGGCGCTATGTGTTGTTGTTTAAGACAGCATGGAGTCCTGCAACAGGTTTCTTTGATAAGCTTATGGGCCGTAACGAAGGCATGACAGGTATACTACTGTATTGTGAGCAGGGGCAAGACTTCTGTGGTGCTTACAACAGTGACATCGAGTACCACTATGATATGACCGAAATCTGTGAAGAGAACGGTATTAAACAAGAAGATGAAGAAGACCCTGATTTCTGGGGTGACGAATACATCGATGAAGTTTTAGAAGTAGTCGGTGATGAAGTCGGCGAATCATTTGCGTATATTGATTACGGCGGCTAAACTAAAATAAGGAAAATAATATGTCTGAAGATAGTAAGACGATACTAATAGTCGATGGCGACCCTCTAATGTTTAGAGCCGCTTATAATAAGAACTCAGCGGAAGAAGCATTTGAGGCTTATATGGAAAGGTTGGAAGACCTTAAACTCGATACCTTCTGTGATGACTTTATGGTTGCAGTGTACGGCGTAGATAACTTTCGTCATGACTTTTTTGCCGATTATAAAAACACCCCTAATCGTCATAAGTCAAAAGCTAACAACCCGTATTTCTTCGAGTTAAGAGCAATGATCGTCGAACAAGGTCTCGGTGTTCCTGCTGATGGTATGGAAGCAGATGATTTGGTACGTATATGGTCTGAAGAACAGAAAGCACTAGGTAACACTACTGTAATTGCTTCTGTTGATAAAGATCTACAATGCATACCCGGCGCTCACTTCTTGATTCACAGAGATACATTGATTCATGTAGATGAAGACACAGCAGATAATCACTACTGGACACAAATACTTACTGGTGACAGTGTTGATAACATCCGTGGCCTTAAAGGTATCGGCCCTAAGAAAGCTCAAGCAATCTTAAAAGGTGCCAAAACATCTGAAGAGCGTAAACAGAGAGTGATTGATAAGTATTATGAAGTATATGGTGGTAACTGGAAAACAGAGATTACCCATACAGGTACTTTGATTCACATTATGCGAACCCCAACTGACATGTTTAATGTCGGCGATGGTTTGCCAACTAACCTGAAGGAAGCCGTTGAAGTTTAACGGTTTCTCAAGGAGAAATATATGAGTAAGTTTGTAGCTAAGAAAGAATACATTAAGTCTGATTTAGGCCATTGGGAGTATACCGGGGTTAATGCCGATATGTCTAAGTGTTTCGGTTTTTGTTATCTTGTTATTAATAAAACCCGAAATAAGTTTTACATAGGCAAGAAGCAACTATGGACTTATAAGAAAAATACACATGTTAAGACCGGAAAGGCTCCTTGGCGAGTGTATGCTACATCTTCGTCCCATGTTAAAGCAGACGCTAAACTGGGAGATGAAATTGAATACCACATGTTGGGTGTGTTTAACACCCGTGCGTGGTGCAACTATACTGAGGCGTATTTACAAATGGCACTACAAGCCATTACTGATCGTGATGAAAAAGGCGAAAGACGTTGGTACAATAATCAAGTTGCCGCTGTTCGATTTATACCTAAAGAGGATAAAGAACAACACGAAGTAATGGAGAAGTGCTTATCGAAAGCGTCTCGATTAATTAAATCCGGGAGGAAATCAAATGTTAAAGCTAATGATGCGTAGTATTGCGGTTTTGATCATGGTCGGCTCTATGGTATACACACCTTTAATGATAGGCTATCTTAATATTCGAGGCGAAAGTCTGAGTGTTGTCGATGCGTTTATCGCTGGCATAGCGGTAATGTGCTATTTAGGTTTTATGTACCGAGGAAAGACTAATGAAAAAGAAGTTAGCAAAGGCTAAGTTCCTATACCACATGTCATGTATTAAGTGCGATAGCAGTGATGGCTATGGCGCTTATGATGATGGTTGGGGTAAATGCTTTTCTTGTGGTGAATCTTATAAATGGGATACTAAAGAGGAGAAGCCCGTGGAACAAACAATATTTAAGAAAGAAGTAATGTCAGGGCCGTCTCTTACTGTTGAAGAGATAGGTCAATATGCTACACGAGGTTTTCGTGAGCGAAATATTCCAAAACAAATCACTGAGTTTTTCGGTGTAAAAGCGGGGGTAGACATTAATGGCGACATTATTGAACACTACTATCCTTATGGAGTAGATCAGACTGTAGGCTACAAAATACGAAAGCTCCCTAAAGAGTTTCGATCTGTAGGTACGATAGAAGGTCTATTTGGTCAACAACAATTTAACGGTGGTAGGAGATTAGTTATAGTCGAGGGCGAAATAGACGCTATGTCTGTTGCTTACGCGTACCACCAACGCCACAAAGGGAAGATCTACCCTGTAGTATCTCTTCCAAGCGCAAGTGGCTTGAAACAATTATTAGCACAACGTGACTGGGTTCGTAGATTCGATGAAGTTGTGTTGATGTTAGATAATGATGAAGCAGGCCAGAAGGCGCTTGCTGAAGCATGTAAGATTATCGGTGTTGATAAGGCTCGCATAGCTAAGCTGCGTTGTAAAGATGCTAATGAAGAGTTACTTACACACGGGCCTAATGGTATCTTAGAAGCCATTTGGGATGCTCAACCGTGGTCTCCAGCAGGTATTTTACAAGGTGATGAACTTTGGGAAAAACTAATGGAACGGCAGTCTACAAAATCTATCCCTTACCCTCCCTGCTTACAGGGCGTAAATGAAAAGACTAAAGGTATGAGATTCGGTGAAGTAGATTTGTTTACTTCGGGTACTGGTTCAGGTAAATCAACCGTTATTAAAGAAATTATATTGCACCTTAAAAATACAACTGAAGACGGCATCGGAATAATCTCCCTCGAAGAGTCTCCCGGTGATACTGTAGAGAAGTTTATTGGTATGCAATTAAATCAAAACTTAGCAGATGTTGAGATCTCAGAAGAGGAACAACGTAAGGCGTTTGAAGAAGTCTTTGGTGACAACCGCATTAAGCTGTTAGATCACCAAGGCTCTGTATCAGACGACTCCTTGATGGATAAGATTGAGACCCTTGCTCTAATGGGTTGTAAATATCTAATCCTTGATCACCTTACTATTGCTGTGTCAGAGGTAGAAGCTAACGATGCTAACCAAGCGGTTGACAAAGTTATGTCTGACCTACTAAAGACAGCTAAAAAGCATGATGTATGGTTAGGAGTTATCTCTCACCTGCGTAAAACAGGTATGGGTTCTAAATCATTTGAAGAAGGTAAAATGCCTTCTATGGATGATATCAAAGGCTCCGGTTCTGTTAAGCAAATTAGCTTTCAAATTATAGCATTTGCTCGTAACATGATTGCTTCAAGTGAGGCTGAACGTAACACAATTAAAATACGGGTTCTTAAATCAAGATTCACAGGTCGTACCGGTGATGCGGGTGGTGCATTCTATAATGCAGATACAGGCAGATTAGACTATGTAGACCACGAATTTAACGAAGAACCTGAACTGTAATATATAAGGATAAAAGTATGGAAGATAAAAAGGTAGTAGTAGATTTAAGCGCACTTTACATTGCTATGTGCTACGCGTACACTTGTTTAGACTTTGAAAAGAAGGTAGTTTTAAACGGGTACAAAACTTTATCAAGCCTTTACACTGAGGAAGCAGGAGAGCAATTCCCTGAAGAAATACTTGAGCCACTCCCTTTAGAAGATATCCACTCTGGCATCTACTTTAGCTTAGTTGATTGCATTGAAACCTCTTTTGACTTTAAAGAACTAATGCGAGTAGATAGAAAAGCTTATGGGTATGTTAAACGTTTAATCGATCACATTGAGAAACAAGGCAAAAAGCAGGAAAAAGCAGACAATGAAAAACTTCGTATAGAAGACGCTAAAACTTTGTCTCTTGCAGATGCTGCTAAACTTGTCCAAGACTTTATGAATGGTTCTTGGATTAAAACTTTAATTGTACAACGTGCAGGCATAGCAAGGAATTCGTCTAGCAGAGTGCCTGAAACTTTTGGCATTTATGATAAGGCTAAAAATACTTGCACTTGTGTACTTGATGATGACAAACCGTTTGCTTACATGAATCGAACTAATTCAATATCTCACTGGTTCGCATATGAGCTTGGTAACTATTCACAATACTTAAAAGGAAAAGCAGGAGGGCAAGATGAGGACGAAGAAGAAGTTTACTCTATGCTATCCTCTATCCTTGAGGGTGTAGTGAATACAGGTAGTAATGCTTCTGAAAGAGATTGGGCAGAAGGTAAGGTATGTGCTGTGACTCTAAAAGGTGTTAACCTGCCCGGTGTTGCATTGCGTGTTGACCCTTTGGCTTTCTCTCTTGCTGAACTACGTTACATGGCACAACAGATTCAAGCTCTAAATGAAATAGCAGAGAAAGCAGAAGGTATGTGTGTAACCCCTAACGAAATTTACTATGGTAAAAATGTTAGAGTTGATCTCACTGAGACACACGCCGCTTTTACTACTTCACAAAAGTTTGAACGTTATGATTTGTCATTAGTTAACATTGATAGACCAGCAGAAGCTTTAGTTGAGCAGATAAAAGGTATCCTAGCGAAACCTGAAGATGAGCGACCCGATCTTATTACTGGCCTGTTATACGGTGTTCCCGGTTCAGGTAAATCTATGTTGGCAAATTACTTAGGTCAACAACTAGGTGTTCCTGTACTTAAGAAAACTTATGCAGATCTTCAATCTATGTATGTAGGTGAAGGTGAAAAGAATCTGAAGGAAGCTTTCCAAGAAGCGGAGATCAAGCAGGCTATTTTGTTAATCGATGAAATTGATTCTATTGCTGGCAACCGTCAGAATGCAGACAAGAACTACCAGAAAACCTTTACTAATCAGCTACTTACTGAGCTTGATAACTTTAAAGGCATATTCTTAGCTACCTCTAACTTTATGGAGGGTCTTGATTCCGCTATCCTGAGACGTTTATTCTTGAAAATTAAATTTGATTTTCTCACAGAAGAACAACAGCAATCTGCGTTTGAGTTGTACTTCCCTAAGTTAAAGCGTAGCAAATTAGGTCAGATACCTTACTTGACCCCCGGTGACTTCCGTGCAGTACGTGAAGCGGCACAATTTGATGTTGAGAAACTTAATGTCAAACGTGTTCGTGAACTATTGCAAAAAGAAGTTGATTTAAAGAAATTAACTCTGCGAGAAGTACTTAAAGCAGAAAAGACTGTAGGATACCACTTATGAGTAAAATTATCGGCAAATTAAATCCGTTAAACCCCCGATTAAAAGAGCATACATTTATGATGGATATTGCTCAAAGAGTTGCCGATGAGAGTCACGATCCTAAAACAAAGGTAGGTGCTGTTATAGCTAAGGATAGGAATATACTTTCATATGGCTATAATGGCACAGTACAGGGATCTAGTAACGTCATGCGTTGTAGTGATAACAAGTGCTTAGATACTGTTATTCATGCAGAGATGAACGCTCTGGCGAAGCTCGCTATGTCTACACATTCCGGAAAGGGTTCAACACTATATTGCACTCTGTTCCCGTGTATGCCTTGTTCTCTTTCTCTTATTCAAGCGGGAATTGATACTGTAATATACAAAAACGACTATAAAGAAAATGAGGCTGAAGACTTACTTCGGTCAAGTAATGTTAAACTATTTAAATTATAAGAGGAACTATTGTGCTAGCAATTTATGGAATCAATATTGATTTGACAAGAGACAACCGTTTGTCAAGTCAGGCTCTTAAGCTACTAAAGGATTTTTACTTGGAAACAGGGGAGACAAGCCCCCAAGAAGCCTTTGCGAGAGCCGCTGTAGCATATTGTGATGGGGATTTAGAATTAGCCCAACGCATCTATGACTATGTATCTAAAGGTTGGTTTATGTATAGCAGTCCGGTTCTTTCTAATGCGCCTCTTCCCGGAGAGGCCTTTAGAGGGTTACCTATTAGCTGTTTTCTATCCTATGTACCTGACACTGTAGAAGGTTTAATTTCCCATCATGCAGAGACCGCTTGGTTATCTGTAAAAGGTGGTGGTGTTGGGGGTCATTGGTCCGATGTTCGTGGTATAACTGAGAAGTCTGCTGGTGTAATACCTATGATGAAAGTCTCTGATGCTCAGATGACCTCATACAAACAAGGTAAGACTCGCAAGGGTTCTTATGCCGCTTATCTCGATGTATCACACCCTGATATTGTTGAGTTTATTAACTTTAAAGTACCTACTGGTGGTGATGTTAATCGCAAGTGTTTTAACCTATTTAACGCTGTTAACCTCAGTGATGAGTTTATGGAAGCGGCTAAATCCGGACAAAACTGGGATTTGATTTGTCCAGATAAGAATGTTGTTATTGATACGGTTAAAGCAAGAGACCTTTGGGAACGCATACTTGATGCTCGTTTCCGTACTGGTTCACCGTACATGAACTTCATTGACACAGCTAACAGAGCGTTACCCGAATATCAGAAAGACTTAGGTCTGAAGATACACGGCTCTAACTTATGTAATGAGATACACCTTGCTACTGATGATGATCGTACTGCTGTTTGTTGTTTGTCTTCTGTTAACATTGAAGCTTATGATGACTGGAAGGGCACTACTATCATAGAAGACTTAGTGACTTTCTTAGATAACGTACTGGATGTATTTATTGCAAACGCACCAGACGATATGCAGAAAGCTAAGTACTCTGCTGAAAGAGAAAGATCTATCGGTATTGGCGCTATGGGTTTCCATGGTTACTTAATGAAAGAAAACGTTGCTTGGGAATCAGAAGCGGCCTCTGCTATTAACAGAAGTATATTTGGAGACATGAATGAAAAAGCAACTAAACAAACTAAGTTCCTTGGTCGTGTTAAGGGAGTCGCCCCGGATGCTAAAGGGTACGGTGTACGCAATGCTCACCTCTTTGCTATTGCTCCAAACGCCAATTCATCAATACTCTGTAATTGCACTGCCTCCATTGAGCCGCTTAAGGCAAACGTATATGTTCACAGAACACGAGCTGGAGCAGATGTAATTAAGAACCAGTATCTCGGACCTGTCTTGGATACGTATGACATGAATAATGAGGATGTTTGGTCATCTATTATGGATAATGATGGCTCTGTTCAACACCTTGAGTTCCTTTCTGATCACGATAAAGATGTGTTTAAAACCTCATTTGAATTAGATCAGATGTGGGTTGTAGAACACTCTGCTCAACGTCAAAAGTTTATCTGTCAAGGACAATCTGTAAACCTGTTCTTCCCTAGTGGAACCGAAAAGAGCTACGTTAATAAAGTACACCTTAAAGCATGGTCTGATGGCTTGAAAGGTTTGTATTACTTGCGTACTACTGCTGGTCGTACTGGTGATAAGGTAGGTCAAGCGGTAGAACGTGATGCTCTCGCTACTGACAAGAGCAGCATTGTATACGGTAGACCTGATTGCCCTTATTGTGAACAAGCTAAAATGTTGTTAAAAATCAAGGGTGTAGAGTTTGAATACATTGACCTAGCAGAAATCGGTAAGACTGCGGCACAAGTTACTGGACGGAAAGACGTAAGGACTGTACCTCAGATCTATCTCGGTGGCGAGTACATCGGTGGATTCACTGAACTTCAGAAGTATTTTAATAAACCAATAACTAACGAAGACGATGATGATTGTCTCAATTGCCAAGGATAAACAAATGTCAGTAATAGAACCAAGCTTGGCTTACAAACCCTTTCATTACCCGTGGGCTGTGAACTACTCGATAGACCACGAGAAGATCCACTGGGGTGAGTGGGAAGCTAAGTTACAAGACGATGTAACACAATGGAAAACAAAGTTAACAGAAATAGAAATTAATCATATTACTCAAATACTTAGGTTGTTTACTCAATCGGATGTTGCTGTAGGTACTAACTACTTAGAGCATTACATTCCTAAGTTTAAGAATAATGAGATTAGATCGATGCTAACCTCTTTTGCTAACCGTGAGTTTACACACCAGAGATCTTACGCGTTACTAAATGACACTCTAGGATTGCCTGAAGATGACTTTACGGCTTTCTTAGAGTTTCAAGAGATGGCCGACAAAGTAGAGTTTATGACAGATATCAACGTTAGTTCACACGCTGGTCTGGCTCAGGCCGTGGCCCGTAGTGCTATTAATGAAGGTATGTCATTATTCTCTGCGTTTGTTATGTTGATCAACTATTCTCGTTTCGGTAAGATGCGGGGGATGTCAGAGATTGTTCAATGGTCTATTCGAGATGAATCTTTACACTGTGAAGGCATGACTCGTTTATTCCGGACGTTCTGTGCCGAACATCCTCGTATTGTAAACGATGAGTTTAAAGCGAACATATATGACATGGTTCGCCAAGCTGTCGAGCTTGAGGACAAGGTAATTGAACTCGCATACGAGATGGGGCCTATCGAAGGTCTCAGTAAAGAAGAGGTCAAGCTGTACATCCGTTACATTGCTGACCGCCGTCTAATCGAGTTAGGATTAAAAGGCAACTATGGCGTTAAGGAAAACCCTTTGCCTTGGTTAGAACCTCTAATCGCTACTACCTCACATGATAACTTCTTTGAAACAGTTGTCACCGAATACAACGCCGATGGAATGATTGGCGATTGGGGATGGGACAAGTAATAAAACGCTAGCCCTCGTTCTAGAGGGTTACACCTATACTAGGATACTTATATAATGAAAGCACTATTTAACAAATTCAAAACACATTCAACTAATGCAAAAGACTATGTAGAAGAGGGTCTTGCTACTGAAGAGGGTAAAGCCTTTAAGCAAAAGACTCTACAATTCATTGCCAGAGGTGTCCGGAACAAGCATGTAGCAAACACGCTTGGCGCTGGATTAGTTGGTGTTTTAATTAGCCTGATTACGTTCCTTCCCATGCAACTATGCTTTACATTAGGAGTAGTGCTGGGCGCGTACAAGTCGCTAACAAGTAACTAAGTAACATTATACCCCTTTGACTCTTTAGTCATTGGGGTTTTTTTAAGCAGATCAGCGCAATGCTAGATGTTTAAATTTCATACTACTAAACTTAATAATACTTAATCCAAATAGGAAAAACCGATATGAAACTTTCACAAGCAAAAACAATCATCAAAGCAATGATCCAACACAACCTTAACCTGAAGCCCGGTGCCTCTAATGCAGAGTTCTTGATCCCTATGTTGTGGTCTCAGCCCGGCGAAGGTAAAACTACTATGGTTGAAGACCTTGCAAAAGAGCTTTCACTTGAAGTAGAAACAGTTATTGTAGCTCAGTTTGACTATGCTGAGTTAGGTGGCTTCCCTAAATTATCTGAAGACGGAGAAGAGTACAACCGTGCGCGTCCGTTCTTCTTACCACGAGAAGGCTGTGCAGACACTCTTGTATTCTTAGACGAACTACCTCAAGCAGTAACCGCTAACCAAAACGTTATGGCTCAGTTAGTTAACGAACGCCGTATTGGTGAGCACGTATTACCCTCTAACGTTACTTTAGTTGGTGCCGGTAACCCTATGACCTCACGAGCGGGTACCTCACAGATGCCTTCACACCTTAAAGACCGATTGACTCACTTGGATATCGAGACTGATCACGAAGGTTTCCGTACTTATGCCTTGTCTAAAGGTTTCCTCCCTGAAGTAACAGGCTTTATTAATGACCGCCCTGAGTGGTTGCAGAAGTTTGACCCTTCAGCTAATGCATCTCCTACTCCACGTTCGTGGGAAAGAGCTAACACAATTCTACGCCTTGGGCTAAATTCAAGCGAAGAACGTCATGCTCTTAAAGGTCAAATTGGTGAAGCCGCTTTGACTGACTTTGTTGGATACCTGCGTATCTGGCGTGATCTTCCTTCTGCTGAGTCTATCTTTGATATGCCTGAGACAGCTGAGATTCCCGGATCACCTGATATCCTGTATGCCCTATGCTCTAACTTGGCACACAAAGTAACTTCTGAAACTGCTGAAGCGCTAGTTACGTTTGTTAAGCGTTTCCCTTCTAAAGAGTTTGCCGCCTTCTGTATGCGCGATACTCTATCTCGTAACCCTTCTCTCAAGAAGGATAAGAATGTTGCTGGCTGGGTTGTAACTGAAGGTAGAGACTTGTTGCTATAAATAATAGGAGAAGTACAATGGAAGCACAATTAAAGATAAGCAGAGCGGTAACGAACCTTGCGTTCAATAACCCGTTCTTTGGCTCTTGCCTTATGCAATTAAAGCTTGAGGAAAGAGCAGATGTCCCTACTATGGCTACTAATGGTACTCATGTATACTGGGGGCGAGACTTTGTAGACAGCATCTCTGAAGAGGAGGTGCGGTTTGTATTGGCACACGAGGTAATGCACGTTATATTAAAGCATTGCCAAAAGTTCGAGGGTAAAGACCCTCAGTTATGTAATGTTGCTATGGACTATGTTATTAACCCCCAGCTACTTGATGCTGGATTTAGCATGGTAGAAGGTGCATTGTATGACAAGTCAGGTAAGTTTCACAATATGGCTTGGGAAGAAGTTTATCGTTGTTTAGATGACCTTAAGAATGACAGGGAACCCCCTGTTGATCTTTCCCTAGGGAATAAAAATGATATCAAAAATGATATTGCTAACTCTACTGACCACTTAGAGCAATCAGCAAGTGGTTCAGCTTCAGAGATAGCTGACGCGTCAGATAAGATCGACGATATGGTAATCCGTGCCGCTACTGCTCAAGAGATGAGCGGTAAGGGCGGGATGCCTCATGGAGTTCGAGAGCGTATTAAATCTATACGTGAACACCAAGTAAACTGGGCTGAAAAGTTAGAATTACTGGTAAAAGCTAAATACCCAGAAGATTTTACTTTTGCAAAACCTAACCGTAGGCACCTTGGTTCTGGCTTATACCTTCCTACTATGGATGGCCACAAGGCAGGCCCGATTGCTATTGCAGTGGACACGAGCGGTTCTGTTTCTACAGAAGAACTAACTTTATTTATTTCAGAAATTAATAATATAATCAATGACATACGACCAGAAAAGGTTTATCTCATGTCAGCAGATTGTCAAGTAGCCGATGTAGTTGAATACGATTCAGATCATTACTTCGAAGACTTTAATGCTGTTGGAGGAGGGGGTACTTCTTTTGTTCCTGTGTTTGATCATGTAGAAAAAGAGAACTTACAAATAGATCAGCTGATTTACTTCTCTGATATGTATGTATATGATTCTGATTTCCCTGAGAAACACCCTGATTATCCTGTTATATTCTGTAGTTCTCGTAACGAGCGTGAAGTACCGTTCGGCGACTTAATCAAAATAAAGG